GGTCCCGTTCTGGAGATGGATGCGGTCAAGCTGGGGTTTCCATTCGGGGGTATAGGTTTCGATACGGAGTGCGTCCAGAACCTGCTTCTCCTTCTTGGCAAGGTTGTCGAGCACAAAGTCACGGAGGTCGCTGTGGACTTCGTAGAGCAGTGCGTCCTCGTCTACCTCGCCGTTCTGGTCGAACAGCTTCTGTTTCAGGCACATCATGGGGTGTTTCTCTAAAAGGTACTGGCAGTAAGCGGTTTCACGCACTTTGCCCTTACTGTCTACCCAAGGGCATTCGCATTCTTCCTCTTCTTCCAGTTCGTCCTCATCACGCCAATCTTCGTTCCTCTTTTTCCAGTCGCTCATGCAATCCCTCCCAATACTTCCGTAGCTCGTTTTCGGTCTGCGGGTCCGGGAGCACCGAACAGTCCAGATAATATTCAACGATGTCAAGGTTCTTTATCGCTTCAAGGAAGCAGGGGTGAAGTTCTTCTGTGGGTGACTGCGGTGCGTATCGGACCCGCCAACGCTGCAGACAGCGGTAATAGTCCAGCAGCTGCTGCCGGACGGTGGGCGGTCTGCGGGGAGCAAGCCGCACCTTGCCGTCGGCAAGTGCCATGCCGAAATCGTTCTTCAACTTTTCCACAGCCTTGGCGGCGATCTACGACAAATACGGCATTGGTGAAATGCGCTTGCAGCGCGTTGTGGACTGCGCCAACGAGATTTCGGCCAAGTTTTCGCTTGAAAAGCAGGTGCGCGGAGAGGAACGGGCAAAAGCAACGCTGGAAGCTGCGGTGTGGTGGTTCATGCCACCGTTTCTGTTGCCTGCGCTGTCTGCCCCCAAGACGGAGCGGGAGGCGGTGCAGCTTGCCGCCCGGCGCGAGGCGGCGGACACGGTTATGAAAATCTATGTGCAGGCTATGCACAAGGCGCTGGGCTTTGGCGCTGACCGCGTGGCCGTGGTGGCAGCCGAAACCGAGGGCAATTTCCGCCAGTTTGGGGAGTGTACAAAGGACGGCGAGTATTACGGGTACGCCGTGCTGGCGCGGAAGATCGGGCAGATCATTCACGACACGGTGGAGGTGGACACCAGCGGAGCAACGGAGCCGATTTTCGGCAAGACGCTGTTCTGATTTACAGACAATGGAGGTGCTGGGTATGCGGAGCGAAACGGTAAAGCATATCGTCAAATATTACGGGGGAATCCCGGAGGCTATCAAGCTGCTTAAACGGGAGCGTGACGCGCTGGAAGATGAATACAACGGCTTGGGCGGCCTTGCTATGGACGGTATGCCGCATAGTTCGGCACCCGGCAACCCCACCGAGGCGCTGGCCGTGCGCGTGATCGAAAACGGCGTGAAAAACCGCTTGCAGGAAATCGGCGTACAGGTGGCGGTCTTAGAGGGCGACGCGGCCAACATCCGGGGCGCACTGGACGCGGTGAACGGTAAGTACAAGTCGGTCATAATCATGCGGCTGATTCGTGGGTACAGTTGGACAAAAATTTCCGGCAAGCTGGGTGTGCCGGACAGCACGGCGCGGAACTGGCACGGCAGGGCCGTGGAACGGCTGGGCGAGGTGCTGGAAGAAGTGCCGATGGTGGACGAGTTGGCCGAGCGGGCCACGCGCGCGCGTACATAATATGCGCCGGGAAAAATCCCGTAAAAAACGCCCATGCCCCGGCGGGATTTTTTGCGTGTAAAAACCTCTCTTTTGGAGCGGAAAACACGGCGGGAAAACTGGCCGAAAAAGCGTTTTGGTCAAAAGATTTCACCCGGCGTGCGGAACATTTTCCGCTGATCGGGAAAAGCCGCTGGAAAAACAATTTGCGAATAGGAGGAATAAGGCGTGAAAGCGGAGCGGGATTTTAAGCTGGTTTGCACCGGCGGGCCGTATGGCGACTGCTGCTGTTCGTATGCTGTGGAGCTGCGCGGAGAATGGACGGTACAGGAGTTTGTAAAAGCCGTTTTGGAAAGAAACCCATGCGAATGGGGCTTTTTCTACATCCAAAGGGCCGGGCAAAAGTGGTACGAGGCGCAGGTGAAGATTGAGTATCAATACGGAAACCTGAAAAGCACTGTGCCGGAGAAAATCGCCCGCAAGAAAATCAAGCGTGTACACAGCAACGGCGGGTGGTCGTTGATGGACTACTGGATAGAAACATAAAGGCCCGGCGGGTAGCCGGGTAAAGGAGGCGCGTTTTTGTGAAAAGGCTTGTAAGCCGGGTGCTTGCCCGGCGTGTTGTGGCAGAAGTTGAACAGATATGCGGCTTGAAAATGCCGTTGGAGAGTACAAGGCAGCTTGTGGAGCAACAGAACTGGCGAAAAATCGCGTATATTACGGCAGACTGCTTTGTGGTGCGCCCGCTGCGGCGCTGGCTGAAACGGAGGCATGAAAAGTGAAATTGTGTGACAGGTGCAGGGTGCCGGGCTGCCTGCTGGACTACGGCGGCAAGGCTTGCCAAGAGGCACGAAAGAAGTATTGCCCGGATGTGTTTTTTACCAATGCGGACAAAATCAGGGAAATGGACGACGAGGCGTTGGCGGTGGCTATCATGTGTCCACATGACGGCGATAAATGCCCCGGCCCCGGCAACGCGAAAACCTGCATAAAGTGCTGCTTGGACTGGCTGCGGGAATCGGCGGAGGGGTAAGCATGGCGCAGATCGTGACGGCGCAGTTTGTGGGGCAGACCTCTTGCGGGTTTGTCAGAAACAAATACTATGAAATCGAGATCAGCGCCGGGCGGAGCGGGTGTTTGTGTGTGCGGGATGTGCAGGGGCAAGGCTTTTGCCCGTATTCCACGCTGGCCGCTCTGCGGAAAAACTGGAAGATCATCAACAACGAAAAAACGCCCGGCGGCGAACCGGGCAGAAATGAGGCAGGATATGAACGAGGATATTTTGACCCACGGTGAAACCATGAGAGAGGAGCAGCTTTTGGAGGGGTTGCGTAAAACCCCCGAACTGAAACGGCGCTTGGTCATGCGCGTGGCGGCGGATTTGCTGGAAAGCGAGGCGTTTTTGGAGGCGTACCCGCATTTGGAAACCGAGGAACAAATAAAAACGGCGCTTACCCGGCTTTTGCACAAGAACAAGGTAAGCACCATTGATGGGCGGCGCATGGCCGCAGAACTGGCGGAAAGTTACGAGGGAATGTATTCCCATTCGGACAGATCGGAGGGGCCAGCATCGGAGCATGAATCCCATTCGTCACAGCCCGTCACATGACTGAAAACATTGTCGGCTTCTGCCTGCGGCGTGTCGCAAGCCTCCCAAACTGTTTCGTTATGGCACAGGCCGAAAGTGCCGTCAGGCTGGCGCACGATCTTCAAAATGCCGACTGGTGAGCGATAAATCCACATAATAGCTAAACCTCCAAAATTATTTTGTGCAATGCCTATAATACAGCGATTTCAGGCAGAAAACAATAGGAAAACACCCCCGGCGGGCCGTGTGGCCTTGGCTGGGGGTGTTGCTGTTTGCGCAGGTTTTGTGATCGTGGCGGGCAGTTTTGTGTCCGGGGCGGGGTTATTTGTGATCGTCGGGGCCTGTTTCGTGATTGGCGGGCGGGTTGCCGGTCAAGGACGGCGGCAGGCCGTTTTCATCCAGCGGGCCGGTGTATTCTGTGAGGTCAATCAAGGTCACTTCCGGCGGAGGGGGTATGAGCTTATAATATTTGCCGTTTTCGTAGTGCAGATCGGTCACGCCGTCATACCATGCAATATCCCCGTGTTGGGCTTGGGCGGCCTCCATGCTTTGTTGTGCCTGCGCTTCGGTCAGACCGTCGAACAGCAGGCGGGCACCGTCGGAAAACTGGGCAACAAGACGGTAAGGCGGATAAACGGCCATGTTTTCGTTATTCATGCGTTGCACCCTTTCGTTTTGTGTTTTGTGATGGGCCTATTATACCACGCAATGCCCCGGCGGTGAACCGGGGCGGCGCGGTGTTTTTGTTTTGGGGTTGTTATCCGGGGCACAATTTACAGGCCAAGCACCCGGCGGGCGGCGTATTCGGCATTTTGTGTTAGCTGGCGCTGCCATGCTTTGTTGCGGGGCGACCAGCGAAAACCGTTGGATTTGAGAGCGTCGCGGGTGTCTGCGTCGGGGATTTCGTCGAACAGGATTTGCAGGCGGTTTTCTTCGGCATTGCGCACGATCTCGCCGCCGTCAAATTTCGTGGCGTTGTCGGGCTGCTGGGCGGCGGCTTGCAGTTTGTCCAGATCGGCAAGGCGGGCTTGTACGCGCTTGATCTTGCCGCGCAGGCTGGACAGTTCAAAATTGCCGTAGGGTTTGCCGTACAGCTTGACGGAAAAGGCGTCCGGGTCGGTGAGTGCGTCGGCCTGCTGATCGGTGAGGCTGGCATAGCCGCGCAGGGTTTTGTGCTTGCGGTAGTAGGCATTGGCGGCCTTGCAATAATCAAGGGCGTTTTGCTCCTGCTGCAAGCGGTCTTGGAGCAGTTCACGGGCGTGGGGGTCGGTCAGGTCTACCGCGCCGGTGCCCACGCTGCGGATTTTGTCAAGGATGGCGTCAATCTCCTTGTACTCCTGCCAAAGAGAATCGCGGCGGGCGTTCTGCTTTTGCTTTTTGCGTACCGGGAAGTTGCTGCCGCCGCAAACGAGGATGGAGGGGCAGGCCGATTCGTTGCGGTAATAGGCGTTGTAGTAGTCGGCAAGGCGGCGGGCGTAGCGGTCAAGCAGGGCGTCCAGCTTGTCGTGATAGTAGGGGCTGATCTTGGCTTTTCGTGCCTGTACCAGTGCGGCGGCCTTGTCCACGGCGGCACGGTATTCTTCCGTAGCGCTGCCGGGGCGGTAGTCGCTCATAGAATTAACATCGTTCGCACGGCGGGCGGTTTGTTCGTTGATTTCGTAGTATTGCATTTTGTGTGCCTCCTGTTTTGTGTTTTGGGTAATGGGGACGGGCCGCTTTACAACTGGCCCGGCGTGGCGTTGTGCCGCTGGGGGCTGCCGTGTGGTCTTATGCCAGGCGGCGGTGCCCATTGCGCAGGGCGGGCGGGGCCTGTTTTTGTGGTGATAAGCTGCCCGTAAACCGTGCCGGGTTCGCCCGGCGGCGGGTACAATCTGTTTTGTGGGGAGGTGTACCGGCTCCCGTTGGACTTATGCCAGCACCCCGGCGGGCTGGCGGCCATTGTTGGCGATGGGTGCGCGTTGTGAGTTCGTGCCGGGCTTGTGATCGTGTTTGTTACCCATGAGCGCCCACCCTTTGCAGGGTGGCCGGGCTTGCACCGGCGGCGCGTTATGCGTCGGCCTTGCGGGTCAATCAAGGCAAGTTTCGCGCTTGATTTTGTACTGCGCTTTGATCTTGTCATAGGCGCGGAGCGTGACCATGTAGGTGCCCTGTTCTGCGTCGTAGGTAATGCCGCGCCCGTGGAGCGGGGGCAGGCCGTCACGCAGGGGGCGCAGAAAGTAGTGCTTGCCATAGTAGGCAAGATCGGCGGCGTAGTCGCAGCCCGTGGGGGCCTGCTGCATTTCGTAGCAGTAGGAATACTCGCCGGGGGCGGTGGCCTGCACGGCGGGGGTCTTGGCGGCCTCCAATGCGTCATAATCGGGGGCGTAGCCGTAAACCTCGCCGGTGCTGGGGTCGTAGCGGGAAACGGAAAAATCCGGGATGAAAAGCGCCGTGTTTGCGCCGATCTGCTGGGAGTAGCCACCGGGAACCGGGGCAAAGGTGCCGGGAATTTTGCGTTCTGTTGCTGCCATTGTGAAAGCCTCCTGTTTTGTGCTGTGTTTTGTGTGGGCGGTTTTGTGTACCCATGAGCGCCCGCCCCATGTGGGGTGGCCGGGCTTGCACCGGCGGCGCGTTATGCGTCGGCCTTGCGGGTCGTGTGGGTTAGTCGGAGATACAAAGCATATAGCCGCGCTTGGCGCAGATGATCGAAAGCCGGTTAAACTCCATGTAGCGACGGAGGGCGTCGGGGTTGCGGGTGTCGGCCAGTTCTGCCCGGTGGCGCTGCATATAACGGCGCTGCGTGGCAAGCTCTTTTTGTGCTTGACGGTCAGACAAACGGAAAAGCGTGTAAGTGGTCATAGTGTGCGGCCTCCTGTTTTGTGTTGCGTTTTGTGTGGGCGGTTTTGTGTACCCATGAGCGCCCACCCTTTGCAGGGTGGCCGGGCTTGCACCGGCGGCGCGTTGTGCGTCGGCCTTGCGGGTTGCGTGGGTTAGAACATGGAAATTTGCTCACATTCGGCGGCGGGCTGTGCAGGGGCGGGAGCTGCGGCGG